ATGGTTTTGGCGTATGTCTCCGTCAGCAGCCTTACCGCCTCCTGCTCGCTCCCCTGTTCCTTAAGGGAAGTAATTTGCGAGTACACACCTGCAGTCAGGAAACTGTACTGATCGTTCAGCTTCTTAGCTGCCGCCACCGGATCCTTACCGATCTCGGCAAACTCAGCGACCGTGTCCTGGACGGCGCGCCCAGTCGTGTCGCGCATTTGTAATGCCGCAGTTGCCACAAGCCCGAGACTATCCCCGGCGATCTGGCTGTTTCCCGCAAGCTGGGCCAGTACTTCAGCGGCAGCCCCAGTGGTTCCTGCTGTGGAGCCAATCTGCTTGGCCAGATCAGCCATAGCGCCGACATTGGTCCCTGCGGCGTTACCTGTAAGAATGAGGGCATTACGGTATTCGTCAGCTTCCTTGGTGCCCTTGTAGTATGCGTACCCAAGCGCAGCAGCGGCCGCAGCGGCTAGCGTGAAGGGGTTGACAAGACTAGCAACGTACCCGCCCATAGCTCGAGCAGCGGTGCCGACCCCACCGAATGAATCCTTGATCTGCCCGCCCTGCTGGATTAGCACCATCATCGGGCTCTGGCCACCAGCCAAGCTGGTGAAGATATCCGTGAACTGCGCGGGGAGCTGGCGGAGCGCCGCCTGCGTCTGCCCTGCAGAGGCACCGGTTTTGCGCAACCCCTCATCAAAGCGGCCGAGGCCGGCGCGGGCCTGCTCAATCTTGGCGCTGTAATCTGCGAAGTCGTTGGCAGGCATTACCGCCTTGAACTTTGCGAGCTGCTGCTGTTGCTTGTCCAGGCGCGCATAAGCCGCTGTAGTTGGGTCGATCTGGGCGAGAAGCTTTTCCAGTTCGCGAGTCTGGTCGGCTGTCGCAGCAGTTGCCTTTCGTTCCGACGCGGCAAGTTTTTCTTGGGCAGATGCGCTATCGGTTACCGATTTGGCGCTCTGGCGAATTGCTGCCGACTGATTCAGTTGTTCGCGAGCTGCGGCGGCCGAAGCCCCTGCTGTAGCCTCATAGGCGCGATTCAGGGTTTCTTGGTAGCTGCTGGACTCAACAGCAGCCCTGGCCAATGCAAGTATCCGAGCCTTTGCTTGCTCGGAGGTCTCACCAACCTTATTAATTGCCTGCTCCGCGCGCACACCAGCTTCGACCATCCCGTCAAGATTTTCAGCTGCCTGAACTGCCGACTCAGAATGAATTGCTAGGCCAAGCTCGGCGATGTTCGTCATCACATTTCTCCAGGCATAAAAAAACCCGCCGGAGCGGGTGTTTTCAGTAATTCAATTTAATTAAGCGGCCGGTAGCTCACTTCCGCAGTGCTTGCACTTGATCGCGGCAACGAGAACGTCCTCCGCGCAATATGGGCATGACTTGGTTTTCTTTTGCTCGGCAGGTTGGAACATTGGCTCATATGGTTTTTGCGGCGCCATGACTGCTTGCGGTTCAGACTTTTTGAACGCCCACACAACCGCGACTACCCATCCGAAAAGAGTCCAACCAAGAAAGAAATTGACCAGCGCTATAGAGGCGAGGTTTGGGTGCTTTTTCAGCCACGCCTCTATAGTCGGCAGCATATAAAGAGCAGGCACGGTGACGATTGCGGTCATGGAGATCAACGCTCCGAATGCGTTCAGCTCATTAGATGGTATTTGCGCCATTCCGACGCCATAAGCCGCCAAAAACGAAAGAACCAGCAATCTCACCACAAACATACGCACTCCTTTTTAGCCGAACTCGGCATTCACATAGCCAATCCAGAGGGCTATTTTTTCTAGTTGCCGGCAATCTACCACCATCAATCGTAACCGCCAAAAATCCGCCGAGACGACATCAATAGCTTCACTGTGCGGCCACCCGCCCTCTGGCGTCGGCCTCAACAATATCTCCCAACTGCTTCGCCGCATCATCTATCGCCAACCCTATTGCCTTGCCGACATCAGATTCACGAATTGAGATGTAAGACATTTGCAGCGCTCCAGTGCCGACGACCCGGAGAGTCCGTGGAGGCTTCCCGTCAATAGACAGTTTGGCCGTTACTGTTGCCTTTGCACCAACGACGATATCTGACCCAAGCCCGAACGGGCTCAGACTTGTCCACGCAATAGCGGTCCCGTCATCAACGCCAAATTCAATGGAAATGTCGCTGGGTGCGAGGCGAATCGTGGCTGGGTTGCCATCTTCTATATTGCCCACGCGCGCCTGTGGAACGCGCGATCGCAAGTCCGAAACCAGTGCCTTGCTTGCAGGCTCGCCCAATGGGATTTCAAAGTCAAAAATACTCCAAGACCTCCCATAATTTGGCTTCTGGGTTACTACCTTGCGCTGAAAGCTTTCGGGCAACACCAATTGCGCTGTTGCGCCATCTATCGGCGTTCGGTAAAGCGTCGAGCCTGAAACCTCTGGCCGGACCTGCTTAGCCGAACAGCCCGCCAGGGTCGCCAATAGGCAAAGCGCGATAATCCCTTTCATGAAAGCCTCCTCAATTGAAAATGAAGGCAATCTACCATCATCAGTGCCTGGTACCAACGTGAACGCCTTTGGACGCACGCGGGAATGCCTGATAGGGTTTCAAACCAGAGCATGGAGTAAGCGCTGGGTTGCGATAGCTGAAGACTACAAGGCCCAGGCCTGCGTACAGGCTGGGCTTTTCGCCCTCGTGCACAAAGGCCCGCGATCAGCCGCCATTTACGAGAGGTTGCACAAGGCGAAGGACAAACTCCCTCCTCAGCCTTGAGATCACTCCTGGTTGTCAGCCATCGTCCGCAACGCTTCCTGCTCCATGGTCCGCACATCCCGGAACACTTGCTGACGGCTATCAGCCTTCACCCCCTCCAGATCCATCACGACAGGTAGCGCGGTGTAATCCAGGCCGGTCGCCCCGCTCATGCCGGAGCGCCATTGCGTGCTCATGGAGTTGAACACGCTGAAGGCTTGGGCATTGATGGCCCACAGTTCGATTTCGGTCTCCAGGTCCTCCGGCTTCATGCCGAACAGGGCAGCCTGCTCAGCTGTTACGGCCGGGGTGTAGATGGCCCGGACGACCTCTGTCAGTTTCCCTCGCGAGCCTTGTTATAGGCCGACTGGTACGCCGCGACGATTGCGTCAGGGACGGCCGCATGACTGCGCACCAGCGCTCGGATATTTTCTTCGTTCAGCTCGTCATCGAAGCCCCAGCCCTTGACGATCAGCAAGAGCTGACTGGTCTGGAACTCTTCAGCTTTGCTGGAGAGCTCGCGAACGGTGCATTCCTTTTCAATCAGCTCGCGCACTTCTTTGCCGTGCTGGATTCCGTTGTCGGCGAATTCGGAAAGCTCATCGCGGTCGCGGTAGGCGAACACGAAAGGCACCTTGACCGGCTTGTCGCCGATGCGCGGGATTTCAACGTCGAGTTTGAAGGTTGGGTTCTGCTTGATGGAAATCTTGGCCATGGGTGAGGCTCCTGGTGCGAGAGGTGGTAGCGTGGGTTACGCGAGAGTAGGTGTAGCCGCGTATTACGCGGCTTTGACGTAGCGAACAGGACGGCCGGAAAGAGCGAAGTTCACTGTGCGGGTCATCAGTGCGTTTCGTTCCAGGGTCGGGGTGTCGGTGATGGTGCAGAAGCCCGGGTACAGGATCTTGTCGCCGTTTGGCAGATTCAGGCGCAGCACGGTCTGGGTTTTGTTGTCGGTGTAGCCTTCGGCAACCGGCACGTACGCAGCAGTCGGCTGGTCTTCAACCGTCAGCGCCATGCTCATCGGGTTGCGGTTGGTCGGGTATTGGCGGTCGTCGTCATCCGACAGGTAGCCAACAGTCAGAAATTGCTGCTCGCCGCCAGTCAGTGACGCGCCCGTAATCTTGGTGATTTCAACCCAGCTTGCTGCTGACTGGAAGCTGCCAGCACCACCGCCCGCGGTGTAGAAATCAGCGTTCAGCGTGCTGATGTTTTCAAGCGAGAACGAGCCAGCCTCGGCGTCCGTAACGCGAACAGCGCGACCATCCAGCTTGCCCCAGCTCGACTGGAGAAGAATGATGTCGCCATCTACCAGGCCATTCGCCGCGGCGGTCGCTACAGCAGGGTTGGCATTGCTGATAGCAGTGATCGGTTTCGCGGCGGCAAAGCTCACTGCGAGTTCCATAGTCGCGCCGTTCGGCAGCGCAATACGAGTAGCCATGGGGGTATTACCTCTTGATGTAAACGAGTGCCCGCGCTTGCGGGTATGGGGTTTGCTGGGCGGAACGGGTCAGGCGGTGATGCGTTTCGGCGTGCCGATCACGGCGATGGTGATGGCGATAGTCATGAGTTGGTTGCGATCAAGGACCGGGAGCATTGCGCCGCTTGCATAGCCGGCGAAAACGATATTGGTCAGGCCGCCAGGCAGCTTGAACCTCCATGCCAGCGCCGCCCGGGCATCCCTGCCCCGCGCAATTGCTGCCGCGTAGGCAGAATCTGGCGCATCCTCAAAGCTCAACTGGATATCCATCTGGTTGCGACCGGCAGGTGTGCGCACATCTTCATAGCTGCCCAGCGGTGAATGGGTGGAAAACTTCTCATCGCCACCCGAGTGGGTCAGCGCGGTGACCTTCTGCACTTCAATCCAGCTTGCGTCGGTCGGGCCGGGCGGGGCGAATGTGCCGGGAGTAACGGCCGGGCTGACCCAGATCGTCGTCCCGTTGGGTAGAGGGATACGTTTTTGCATTGCTCCATCCTCCCTAGGTGTCGAGTCGATAGTTGAACAGTACCGGGATGCTGATCAAGCCGTCTGAAACTATCGGTGCCGCAATATCCACCGGGGTCATGACCTGCACGCCTACTGCACCGAAGGTGGCGTTGAGAGGGAAGAGATCAACCAGCTCAAGGGCGATATCATCACCCGCACCAGTACCCTTGCCTCCCTGAAACACCACGTTGATTTGAAAGATCCCGGTGTAAATTCGATCATCCCCAGCAAGCGTCTGACTGTCTGTCTGGGACGGGATCGTGTGGCAGGCCAGATACATGCCGTCGGGCCTGGTGAAGTTCCTGCCTGGCAAGGCCAGTAGCAGCCCCTTGGCCTTAGCGTAGGCATTCAGGGCTCCCTCAAAGGCGCTCTTTATTCGGGCGTGAGACATTAGGCTTTCCTGCTCGCGACGATCGCATCGACGATGGCCTGGAATCGGTCAACAGTGATCCCGACCATCCCACTGGGCGCTTGCCGCTCGGAGTGACCATGCTCCAAGGGGATTGCATATGGCAGATTGTTGACGATGTACGCCACGTCACCGCCTTGCAGATCCCCCACACCAGCAATGATTCTTCCGAGGGTTTCTGCGCCACCCGGATCGATATCGTCGAGAGTTCCACTGGCCGGACTACCAATGGTGAGTTGCCAGTTCCCTCGAAAGCGCCCGCCTACATAGCCTGACGCCTTTTTGATCTCCATTGAGTCATTGACCTTCAGTCCGCGACGTAACCTGCCGGCCTTTGTGAGATTGGCCGGGTCACTACGCAGCCCGGCATTGTGGTTCGCCACCTCAAGGTTGTACTGGGTCGCCACGGCGTTTTCTGCCCACAACTCAGGATTGCCTACCGGAGACAGCTTGATCA